AGTTCAAAATATCAGGGGTATCGTCAAAACCAACGTTAACAGTCAGTAATCTATTCGGCTTTATGACAGGTTTGAATAGTGACTTTAACGATATTGTTGGCGCTAAATTAATTCGCCGACAGGTGCCAGCGACAGCGCTTGATGCAATTAATTTCAAAGATGGCAACCCAAGTGCAAACCCCACATTGGAGGCGGTGTCATGGTATATCGTTGATGAAATGACAGAGGAAACAGCCGAGCAAGTTACTTATGCTTTAGCATCACCCTCTGAAAGTGATATCGCGATTATTCCAGCTCGCACAATACTTGCTGATGTCTGTACATGGGTTTATCGCGGGGAGGGCTGTCGTTACACTGGAAAGCCTGTTGCTGATGAGTTTGATAAGCCAACATCAGATCCACTAAAAGATAGATGTTCTCATTCCAAAGCAGGTTGTCGACTACGCTTTCCAAAACCCGAAGTATTACCGATTGGGCTATTTTCGAATAGTAACAAGGTGGGTTAATGCTAGAACATGAGTGCATTAAATATGCGTCTGAGAGCCATTTAGAGCAGTGTGGATTGATCATTGATAATTCGTATTTGTTTAAATGTAAAAACTCGCACAGTGAGCCAGAGAAGCATTTTCGCATTAGTGGCGGGGATTGGTCGGAGGCTGAAAAGCTAGGAGAGGTAACTGCTGTTTTTCATTCCCACCCTCAAGTGAATCTTAGGCTATCTGCCGCAGACAGAAAACAGCAACTCATGACAGGGCTTGATTGGTGGCTTGTTAGCGATAATAGATTGCGTGTATTTGAGCCTGTTCCTCATCTCCTTGGTAGACATTTTGAACATGGAATTACGGATTGCTACACGCTGTTTAGAGATGCATATCATTTATGTGGCGTCGACTTGCCCGAATTCGAAAGGTCTGACGGCTGGTGGTTGCGGGATGAAAATTTGTATATCAAAAATCTCCCAGAAAATGGTTTTTATCAAGTCGAACTCTCGGATATTCAACCACTCGATATCATCATTCGTTCGCCATTTTACGGAGCGAATCCAAGCCACGCTATGGTCTACCTTGGTGACAACATTGCAATTCACCACGATTGCGCGGGGCATTTAAGCCGCAGAGAGGCTCTACGGCAGGGGCACTGGCGCACGACACATTCCATTTGGAGACATGAGAAATGGTTAAATTTGAATTCGGAGGGCATCTTCGAAGATATTTTAGCGACCTCAATATGAGCACAGACAGTATTAGCCGAGGATTGCGAATATTGTTTGGTCAAGATATAGAATTTAGAAAAGCGTTTACACAATCGCAGATGCATATCAGCATTAACAATCAAAACGTCCACCCTGACGAATTATCTTTTCATTTCGAACGAACGTTACCCGATAACACAATTGTTAAGTTTACTCCCGTAGTGGAAGGGGCTATAGCAGGAGGTATCGCAACGTGGGTTGTTGTTGGACTTGTCGCAGCTTCTATTGCTTTGTCACTTTATACATTATTCAAAACACCTAACAAACCATCATCTACTGACGCACAGTCAGACAAGATAACAAACAACTCATTTTCCAGCGCTGAAAACCTTGTTGGTCAAGGTAGGCCAGTACCTATTTTACTGGGGGAAATGGTGGTGGGAAGTAACGTGATATCGCTGGGTATCGATACATCAAACAACCAAGATTGGGATATTTCAATAAGTTGAGGTCACTATGTCGTCAGGCGGCGGTAAAGCAAAAACTCCTATACTCCTTAATGATAATTTAAAGTCAAAGCAATTTTTACGTGTGCTTGATTTGATATCAGAAGGGCCAATATATGGGCCAGTTGATACAGAGCATATGTCATCAATCATGCTCAATAAGACGCCCGTTACGAATAAGAATGGCGATATTAGCATCAATGGCGTTGCTGCTGCGTGGCGAAACGGAAGCGAGTATCAAGAGCCGATAAATGGTTTTGATTACTTAGAATCTACCGTAATGGTTAACAATGCGGTAACAAAAGAGACACCACTAGTTAGAACGATAACGAATCAAGAAGTTGACAGAGTTCGATTAAATATCGGTGTCAGTAGCTTAGTTAAAACAGACTCAAGCGGTAATCAGGAAAACAGTTCCGTACAGATGGCGATTGAAGTTAAGTCGGGTAACGGTGGGTATGTCACACAAAAAATCGTCACGATAGGCCCCAATAAAATATCAGGAGAGTATTTAGAAGCTCACATTATTGAAGCACCAGAGCAAAAGCCTTTTGATTTGCGAGTGCGAAGGATTACCGAAGACAGTAACTCAGATTCATTGCAAAACGGCACTATTTGGAATAGCTACACTGAAATAACAGATGATCGGCTATCATATCCATTCTCGGCTATTGTCGGCGTTGTTATCGACAGAGACCAGTTTAAAGATACTCCCACGCGCAATTATCACTACAGAGGGTTGATTGTTGATGTGCCCGATAACTATGACCCAATCAATCGCACCTATAACGGAGTTTGGCTTGGCGGTTTCAAGCAAGCATGGACTAACAACCCTGCTTGGCTTTATCGAGCACTGATAAAAAATAATCGATATGGGCTTGCAAAAAGAGTTGGCTTTGTTGATATCGATGATGGTCGATTATATGCACTTTCTCAGTTTTGCGATCAGCTTGTCAATGATGGTCATGGTGGAAAAGAACCAAGGTTTACGCTCAACGCATATCTAACAAGCCAAGAAAAAGCCAAGGTTATCTTAGATAAAATAGCCTCGTCACTTCGAGGCTCCTCAGTCTGGGATGGGTCTTATTTTTCAATGCTTATCGATATGCCATCAGACCCAGTAGCACTTATCACTAATTCAAATGTTATTGATGGTAAGTTTACTCGAAACTCAACGCCGAGTGACGAGCGCTACAATGCCGTGATTGTATCGTGGGTTGACCCCAATAACGGGTGGGAGACATCAAAAGAATATGTTGCAGATGATGTATCGATTGCGAATGACGGATACAAAGAGACGACAATAGAAGCTTTCGGATGCACAAGCCGAGGCCAAGCTTATCGAGTCGGTAAGTGGCTGCTTGAGACTTCCTTAAGAGAAACTGGGCGAATCTCGTTTTCAATGGCTCGTGATGCTATCTCATTTATGCCGTGTGATATTGTCGAAATCGCCGATAATCAGCACATAGGCACACGAGTTAGTGGGCGCGTAATTTCAAGGAATAAACGCATTATTACCGTTGATGCGCCGATTGAAATTAACGAACAATCAATTACGTTCTCTATGATGGGGGCGCACGGTAAACCTGTTAAATTCGATGTTGATTACATTGATGGAAATAAAATTCACTTACTGTCAGAGCCTGAATATTTCAAAGAACATTCCCCTTTTGTTATTTCGGCCAAAAATCTTAAAACAAAGCTCTATCGCATCACGAGTGTGAAAGAAGAAGAGGGTAATGGCAAATATAAAATATCAGCAGCAGAGCATAACCCGAATAAACAAGCGATTGTTGATGAAGGGGCTGTGTTTGATCAACCTACGAATACTATTAATGGCTATCGTGCACCATCAATTGAGCGCTTGCGTGTAATTAGCGTCAATAGCCCAACGGTACAGACCACGGTTGCATGGGAATCATCAACAGTTACAAAAGATTTATCATTCGAGGTTCGAGTGTATAGCAACAACGGCAACGTTGTGTTTGAAGATGAAACAGACCTATTTAGCTATAATTTCTTCGGATTGAATGCTGGAAATTATTTTGTCGGTGTTAAAGCTAAAATAATTAATGGGATGAAGGGCGCAGAATCTCAAATTGAAATGAATATAGGCGCACCACCAAAACCTACTCATATTCAAATCGACTCAATGCACTTTGCACTAAAAGCAACACCGTATATTTCAACTGACAACTCAATTAATACAGTGTTTGAGTTTTGGGGAAGCGAGCAAAGAGTAAGTAATGTTGCCGATATTGAGACTAAAACCAAGAGATTAGGGAGAGGTTCATTTTGGATCAAGGATGGGCTTAAAGAAGGTCAAGATTATTGGTTTTATATCCGTTCTATAAATCCTTTCGGTGTATCTGATTTTGTAGAAGCTACAGGAAAACCAGATAATGTTATTGCGGAGGTGATCGACGAGCTGGGCGACACCTTCCTCACCAACGAAGCTGGCCAGAAACTGCAAGAGCAGATTGACTTTAATCAATCCAATGTTCAGCTGCAACTTGAGCAAGCGGCAGAAGCGACACTTAACAACACTGTGATGTTGAATCAAGTCTCATTTCGCTTACTAGAAGAGGAAGGTACTCGCAGGTCTGAAATATTCCGTCTTGAGCAAGTGCGAATTTCAGACCAGGAGGCGCTAGCACGCTGGCAGCAGCAAGTTAAAACCGACTACGAGCAAACCTCATCGGCTGTTCTAAAAGTGCAAGAATCAGTGTCAACACTTGAAAAGTCAACGGCAAAAGACATATCGCAAGTCAAAGCTGAGATTAAGCAAGTTGATGACAAGTTAGGGCCGATGGATGCTCGTATTACAGACCAATCAGAGGCGATAGCTAAAGTTGATGAAACTCAAACGAAACATATTGAGACCGCCGAATCTCGATTTACTGATAATGAAGCGCTAATTAATCAGTTATCACGCTCACTTGCTAATGCTGAAAGTTCACTAGCAGAAATGGGGATGCAGCTGACAGCAGAATACGGCAATCAAGCGACTGAGCAACTCAGAATCAAGGCGTCGATAACTCGACTTGATACTGTGACAGCAAACAAGTTTCAGGCCTTTGCACAATCAATTGAGAAGCTAGAAACTCAGTTTGATGATGTTAATTCGAGCATCACAACGCTCAAGAAGACTGTTTCTGACAATGAAAAAGCACAAGCTGAAATTAACGAGCTTATCAAGTCTGAAATTGGAGAGAATAAAGCAGCGATTGAAAAACGTGCTGAAACGTCCGTTGATCACAA